ACAAAGGTTGTAGATATTAAACCGGGTGAGGTGGTAGTTACCCACGGTGAATATGAAGGAATCAAGACTAGGCACATAGATCTCCATTTCCAAACACTTGTAGTCAAAGCATACTGTCAAAAACGTGATTATACCTTCCCTTATCAAGGTGGTGATAATGAAGGAACTAACTATGCATTTTTAGATTATCAGATAACACACGGTGGTGTGGATCATATATTGTTATTCAGTATATTCAGTTTACCCGATGATCCCGCACATCGTCAAAAATTATTACAGGCAGCACTATCAAACAAATGTCGATTGCATTTTTGCAATGAAGAAATGGTATTAGAAACACAAGAAGATCTAGATCGTATCGAATATTTGCGATCATTTACCAACGATTGGTCCAGTCCTGTAGATGATCTACGTACAGAATTAGGATTATAACATTATTATCAAATAAAGTTGACATAGACCTAAATAACCTATATACTATTAACATATCCCAATCCACTGGGTTAACATCGGAGATAAAAATTGACAAAATATGTAGTCAGCGAAACTATTCGTAATAATCTAAAGAACAATAACAAACGATTCTGGGCAGGTGATAACATCTCAGAATACATCACTGAAGAAAATAAAGAAGCGTTGATCGATGAAGCGACTCGAGCATTTGAGGGCGTGTTAGATACCTTGTTGATCGATCGTGAAAATGATCCTAACTCAAAGGGCACAGCCAGACGTCTTGCTAAAATGTACTATAATGAGATTATGGCAGGTAGGTATGATCCGGCACCAGACGCTACAGCTTTTCCAAATGATAGTGAGGACCGATATGAAGGTATGCTGGTGGTTAGAAGTGAGCTTCGTAGTATGTGTAGTCATCATCACCAGCCTGTCAGTGGTGTTGCCTATATTGGAATTATCGCCGCACAGAAACTTATTGGACTTAGTAAGTATACTCGTATTGCTCAATGGTGTAGCCGTCGTGGTACACTGCAAGAAGAACTTGCTAATGACATCGCGAGAGAAATAATGAAAGCCACAGGCAGTGAAAACGTAGCAGTGTATATACAGGCCACACATGGTTGCTGTGAGAACAGAGGCATCATGGCACATAGTAGTCTAACACAAACCACAGTGCTTAAAGGTGCTTTTAAAGATGATGGCAACACTAAGAAAGAATTTTTTGACAATATTAAATTACAACAGGAGTTTGCCCCAAGATGATCGATTTAAAAGCATTGAGTTTACAATATTTTTATCTATTTTCATATAAAAATTTAGATGCGATATCTAAGATGTTCGCACCAGGTTGCCAATTACGTGACTGGGAAAATGCCGCAGTAGGTAAAAATGATGTGGTAGCTGTCTATGAAAAGATTTTCAACAGTGTTGACAGTATCACAGCCACTCCAGGTGCGATATATGAAGATGGCGATAACATCATTGCTGAACTGTTGATCACTATCAACGGTGCAGAACAAATATTCGTCACAGACGTCATCACCTACAACGAAGACGGTAAGATCATCAGCGTTAGAGCATACAAAGGATAAACTATGCGTTGGTTAAAACGTAAAATTTGCGGTTGGTTAGGTGTAGAACGCTACGATGATTGGGAAGAAGCGATTCCTATTAGAGATAGCGTAAGGATAAAAAGTGATGCACCTAGTTTCTTTGATCGTAATCCAGAAAGCAATTTCCGTATCTACAATGCTACAGGTGGTATGATTCTTGAAGTTGGACGCTGGGATAAAAATCGTAGCGAATGGACTACTAACATGCATATTATAAATGATGATGAAGAAAACAAGACAGATGCTATTGCTAAGATCATGACCATGGAGTTAATGAGATGAAAAAGTTATATGTAGATGATCAACAGATCCGTGAATACGTTAATAAAATCTCATACCAAATGTATAAAGACAACTGGCGTCCAGATTATATCGTAGGACTTACCCGCGGAGGACTTGTTCCCGCGGTATATATGAGTCATATGTTAGACGTTCCAATGGAAACATTAAAAGTAGCCCTGCGTGATGGTACTGGTGGTGAAAGCAACGGTTGGATGGCTGAAGATGCCTTTGGGTATTTAGATGCTAGTGCAGTTCCTAGACCTAAAGGTGAACCAACAAGTGATCCTAGCCTGCGTAAGAACATTTTAATTTTAGATGATATCAATGATACAGGTGCTACATTAGATTGGATCATCGACGATTGGCAAGGTAGCAACTTGCCTAACGATCCAACCTGGGCAGATGTCTGGGGCAACAATGTGCGTTTTGCAGTATTATTTGATAATTTATCCAGCAAGTTTAGCCGCAAGGTCAACTACAGTGCTGTGGAAATAAACAAAGCCGAAGAAGATGTTTGGATCGTTTATCCATGGGAAAGATGATAATAGCATATATTGATCTGAATTATCTTTATCCTTTTAGTGTACGTCTATTAGATGAAATTACAGATGAAATAGTTAACCGAGAATTAACAAAGATAAATTTACCATTTAATAAAACTCATTTGATTATTGCGAGTCAAGGAGAATCATCTGTTAATATTCTAGTAGGAATCATTGACAAAATCATCGCACATAATTTTAGTAAAATTACTTTGATTGTAAGTTCCAATATTAGAAAGACATATCCACAACTTCTATCTACTAATATTCTTGAAAATTGTGAGGTAGTTCCGATTAATTATTGGCTATTTCATTGTATGCAAGATTTAGAAAAAAGAAACATACGCAATTCTTCATGGAATTGGCATATCGAAAAAGGGTATTTTCCTACAGGTATGCTGGATAGGCATAACAGAGTTGGATTTTTAAAAAGATTATATGACTCGGATCTATTAGGTGATATCATATGGACTTTCCCATCAGCAGATAAGCAAAAATCTCATGTGTTGTATTATTTTTATCAGAATTTTGGCCAGATTCCAGTAAATTTCGAAGAGTTTTTTGATTACTGTACTAAAAATGCATTCGTTGATAATAATACTCTTCAAGAAGATCCAACGGTTATCTTTCGTGCAGTTATCTTTCCTGTTGGTCAATATCAGCTATCAAATTTTACAATATTATCCGAAACTCCAGATGGTTCGATAACTGAAAAAACATGGATGACTATTTTAAATCATCATCCATTTATCATGTTACCCACATCAAGATTTTTGTTCGATGAACTAACAGAATTAGGATTTAAAACTTTTAATAACTATTTACCTTGCCCAGAATATGCCACTGTCGACGATCTCGAAACACGATGGGAACAGACGATTGAAAATATCCGTGTGTTTCCAAAAATACTACAAGATCGCAGAGAAGAAATATCTGCAGACATAGAACATAATTATAATCTTTGCATTAATCTCAGAGCACAAACTGTTGAACGTTTAAAAGCGATTTCCCCCAAGATTTTTGATATTCCAGAATCTTTAGAAAGGTCCATACATTCAGTTGATGTCCTAGGCGCCGATCTCTTTAAGAGATATCAAGAACGAGAAAAAATTCTAATAGAAGAAGATTATAATAAAATTTTTACAGAAAAATATAATGCGATTAAAGCAGAACATTGGCCAGAAATTTATAATAAAACTGATTTTCATTCTCTACCCAACGAAATTAAACGAGAATGCAAAGAAGTATTTAATTTTTCATGGTCAGACTTAGATGATTATCAATTAACACATTTCAAAAATAATAGTAAACTAGTAGGATAACAGGTTAATTAAATAAAATTAAAAGTTAGTAAGATATTTTATAGTGTGACTACTATGCTACTACTGTGAATAAATCAGAACAGAACGTATGAATAGTTTACCCATAGGAAAGATAAAAGTTAAATATTTAGATGAAGAAAAACAAAATTTTTGTAGTAAACAGACCGGGATCTTATACCTATTCGATTCCATTACTATGGGCTAGTGTTAAAACCTATTACGAGGAACGCAGTAAATATTCATCTGTTTGGGAGTGGGGACATCCCAATTTAGAGTACGACCATCCTGATAATTTATTAAAATATCTTGTTGATCAAAAACCAACTGTAATTGCGTTTAGTGTTTATATCTGGAATGAAAAATTTAACTTAGATCTTGCTTCTGATATAAAAAAATCTCTTCCCAATACTGTAATTATTTGGGGTGGGCCGCAATGCGATATACATTATAATGAAGATTTTTTTAGACAATATCAATTCATTGATCTTGTTGTTCCTAGCGATGCCTATGGCGAACAATCTTTTTTAGATATTCTAGACAACATATCTCAAAATAATAATAAATTATGTGCAGAACAAATACAATATTGTTATTATCCTGATAAAAATAGAGATAGAAAATTTAACAGTCTTGCACCAAACAAACGAGAATTTAAATGGCCTAAGAATCCCTATAGAGCACAACAGCAATATATGATTCCATTTATTAACAATCTTAAATCACAACGAAGTTGGTTAATAATGGAAACCAGTCGAGGTTGTCCGTACAAGTGTAGTTTCTGCGACTGGGGTGGCGGCACTTTTACTAAGACAAACAAGAAAGACTTTGGCACGGTATTAGATGAAATTACTTGGACAGGAGAAAATAATATAGATGCCATAAATTTTGCAGATGCTAATTTTGGAATGTTTCCAATTGATATAGAATATATCAAGCACTGTGTAGCAACTAAAATAAAATATGGGTTTCCTAAACAAATACTAATCCAACCCACAAAAGTCAAAATTGATCAACTTACTAAAATTTATCTCTTACTCGCCGAAGCAGATATGCTAAGTCATTATCAGATAGCTATTCAAGACATCAATGATGAAGTAAAAAAGAACGTGGATAGAGTAGATTTTAGTTTTGAAGATCAGGTAAAAATGTTTAAAAAATTACAAGAAGAAAAATACTTACCAATCTGGATTGAAAGTATTTTAGGGTTACCTGGAAGTTCAGTTGAAACAGTTAAGACTGGTATACAAGCTATTAGTATAGAACAGTTACCTTATCCTTTGAGTTACCATTGGGCTATGCTTCCAGCTACCCCCGCTGCAGATCCAATATATAGAAAGAAGTTTAAGATAGTCACTGTTAAAAATAAAAGCAGTCAGGGTGTAGGTGCGACTAGATTAATCAAAGCCAAACCGGGTCGACAACAAGATTCAGGAGTAACTGTTGCAAATAATTTTGATGACATGACTGGTGAATATGTTGTTGGAAGTTTTTCCTATACACCGGATGATTGGATATTAATGAATATGTTACAAATTTTTACTGCATCAATGCAGAATAGTAAGATATTATCATTAGTAGCTGATTATTTATGGAAAGAACATGAAATATCTTATGGGGAATTTTTCAACAACACTATTAATTTTATACTGTACGATTCTAACACAAATACAACATTACAAAATAATTATTTAAAATCTGTTAATAAGTTTAAGGAATGGATCAACACAGACTGCCCGGACCTGTACATTGATTATCATGAAGATTTAAATTTTACATTCGCTCCAGCTATCTATTTTATATTTGTGAGTCTACTAGATATTGATTCATTATTTGATGCTACATTTAAGAGTATCAGTCAATTGATCAAAATAGATGATAAACTAGAAGATCTTCTAAACTATTCTAAAAATATAACAATTGACATAAATTATTCATCAGGAAAAAAATTTAATTCTAAATATGATTGGTTTAAATATCAACAGTCAGGGGTTCTAGAACTTAATAACAAAGAATTTGTAATTTTAGATACCCAAATATTAATCGGTGGGCGTTGGTTTGATATTGATTGGAATCAAATGCAAGGACTTGATAGACAAAAACAATATTTTTATAGAGCATGTTTTGATTTTAGATCATCGAAAATTGCAAAAAATATCAAAGAAATTTAGTATAAAGTTTGACTGTATACTAATTTTAAAGTATAATAGTTAGATACTTATTTAATAAAAATTATGAAATTAAAAATATCAGAAATATTCTATTCAGCACAAGGTGAAGGACGCTTTATTGGTGTGCCTAGTGTGTTCTTAAGAACCTTTGGCTGTAACTTTACCTGTGGCGGATTTGGTATGACGGATCGTACACAGATGAGCACAGAGCGTGAGTTCATCGATCCATCAAAATATCGCATATATGAAGAACTACCTTTGGTTAATACCGGTTGCGACAGTTATGCAAGTTGGGATCCTAGATTTAAGAACTTTAGTCCACTATTAGAGATTGATGCTGTAGTCGATCGTATGCTAGACCTAGTGCCTAGTAATAGCTGGATCATGCCTAATGGCAATGACACCCATTTGGTTATCACAGGTGGTGAACCATTGTTAGGTTGGCAACGTGCTTATCCAGATTTGTTATCACATAAAGACATGTACAACTTAAAGAACTTAACATTTGAAACTAACGGCACACAGGAACTACATGAAGACTTTGCTAAGTATCTGAAACTATGGAATCGTGGTAGTAGAGAGATTACATTCAGCGTCAGTGCTAAACTATCAGCAAGTGGTGAAGCATGGGCGGATGCAGTCAAACCTGACATAGTTAAGAGTTATGAACGTGTTGGCACTACATACCTTAAGTTTGTAGTCGAATCTCCAGCAGACTTTGATGAAGTTGATCGGGCTGTAGCAGAATATCGTCGAGCTAAATTTAAAGGTGTTGTTTATATCATGCCAGTGGGTGGTGTGGTTAAAGTCTACGATGGTAATAAATTTAATGTAGCTGATGAAGCTATGCGTCGTGGATATTATTACAGTCCACGATTACATGTTGATCTTTGGGGTAATTCATGGGGCAAATAAAAGAAACACACAAGAGAACTATCGCCAGGATGGTCAGCTATCGTATCACAGCTTGGCTGTTTACTATCTTTTGGACATATTTGTACACAGGCGATCTGGCACATAGCACAGGGTTCGCTACTTTGTTACATATATTATTAAGTGTGGACTATTACATCCACGAGCGTATTTGGTTAAAAATTAAATGGGGTATTAAATGATAAAGAAATTAATCAATAGTTTATTTGGTACCAAACTCGAACAGCCAGTTATTAAGACTCAAAAAACTAAAAAGACGCCAAAAGATTTAGCCACAGAAGCAGGCGAACCTTATGTTGAAGTCATCAGCATGGACATTGATCCAAAAGATCCAGGTCAGGGTAGTTTTGAACTAGATTGGAATGATAAATTCGTGGCTAACTTGGTACGTGCTGGTTATCAAGGCAAGACCGATCAAGACATTGTAGACAATTGGTTCAGAGCAATATGTCGCAATGTGGTCATGGAAACCTATGAACAAGAGCAGGCAGATCCTTCTAATAGACCATCAAATCGCCGTGATCTAGGCGATGGTAGAACGGAAATCAGTTGATCTTATATGTAAATGGTGACAGCCATAGTGCAGGTGCTGAAGCTGTAAATTCATTTGCTTTCGCAAACGATGATCCACAACACAAATATCTAGGAAGAGTTCCCCATCCCGATAACTTATTCGTTAGTTATGGTAATATCCTAGCAAAAAATCTCTCAGCTGAACTATATTGTGATGCCGAAAGTGCTAGCAGTAATGATCGTATCATCCGCACTACTAAACATTATCTTAAAAACAATCGTCCAGATTTGATCGTAATTGGGTGGAGCACCTGGGAACGTGAAGAATGGCTGTACGAAGGACAATATTGGCAGATCAATGCAGGTGGGGTTGGTAACGATTGGCCAGATGCTATCAAACAACAGTACAAGCATTGGGTCAATAATATTGATCATCAGCAAAAAAAAAGAGAAGCTGAAGAAAAAATTTGGGCACTACATCAAGAATTGGCAGGCATTCCACATTTATTCTTTAACAGCTATTCGGCATTAGAATTCACCAAACATCTCGAGTGGGGACACAATTATCTGTACCCATATAACAACAATTATACCTATTATAATTGGTTAAGCGATCAAGGATGTCATACTATAAATACAGGTAATTATCATTATGGACCCGATGCACATTTGATTTGGGCAAATCACTTGACAAAAATCATAAAAGAAAGTATAATGATTAAATGAGATATCTATTAGTAGACACAGCAAACACATTTTTTAGGGCAAGACATTCAGC